ATTTCTTTTAGTTTTATTTTTGCATTATCTTTTTCTTCTTGTGAAGTGTGTAGTGAGTCTATGATGCCACCAACATTCTTAACAAGATCACCACCTAATAATTTAGTTATCATTTATAAGTTCTCCATTTGTAATGCTAAAGCATTTGCTCTATTAGGTGTTTGCTTTGCCCAACGACTATCAAGCATATGTAATGAACTTGATTTGTAATCTGTTTCTTGCAAACTTTTTCTAAAATTTTTAAAACCTAACAGTCTTGGTAATCCTAATTGGAAACTCATCTCAACCACAATCTCAAATGCTTCCTCTTTAATAGAATTTTCATCAACAAAATTTCTAGCATCATTAATAGCTTGGTTTAAATCTACATTTAGAATTTTATCTACTTGTTCGTTAGTCAATGGTTGTGTTCCAAAATCTTCATCATCTCTAATCAGATGACCGACTCCTATAGTCCAATTTCCTAGATGATCCTTGTACCTCTCATATCTTATCCCCTCATGTTTAATAACTGATTTCTTTAATCTTTGAATATCCATTAATTATTATACCTCTCTATCAATCTTGATAAATACCATTGTGCTTTTTTTAAATCTTCAAGTTTGTTTTTGCTCTTATGCCTAATAATATATTTTAAGACATTAGCTTCGTGATACCCTAATTTAAATTCTTCTATTATATCTATGACCTGTATCTTTGATCCTATATAATAGGCAGGGTTAATTTTATCGTCAAAATCACTCATAAGTATATATTTTTATCCCATGATCCGTCTTTCTTCAAGACCATTGGTACAATGTAGGGAATACCATTAGTTATAACACCGCAAGAAAGTATGGGTTTTGCTAGATTAACCTTCATATATGCCATAGCTAAAGATTTTTTATCTATCATACATCCTACTGACATTCCCCAATTTAAATGAAAATTATTAGCTACATACCTTATTTCTGAAACTGTATGAAAATGACCTTGTACGCAACTCATAGAACTTTCTTTAACTGCTTTTGCAATATCTTTTGTAAATTGATGTGCAAATACAACTCTACCCTTATCTGTTTCCAATATTAGTTTTTCTACCCACTTCCATCTATGAGATACATCTAATATTTCGTTATAATCTTTAATGAAGAACTTTGACATTCCCTTTGCCATAGCCCTTCGCAATATCATAGATCCATGATTACTCTCTAATAAATACATACTAGGAAATATTTTTTCTAGCTGAGAACATAAACTTCTCCCTGCTAGTAATTCATCAGCAGGTGCAGGTAAGTCTGGATTTATCACATGACTCACATTGACAGAATGCCAATCCATCTCATCTCCAATATGAACAACACAATCTGGGTTATAATTTTTATTAAGTTTGATAAGAAATGGGAAAGTATCTTTATGATGATAAGGAAAATGAGTATCACTCACTACTAATATCTTTTTATAGACTGTCATATCTCAGAAAATTCCTTTGTGGTGCAGAAGGTCGTTATATATAGATTAGGATATTCCATATATTTATTTGCAATTTCTACTGATGCCTCTCGGCATTCTTCTCTAGTGTCGTAGGATTGTTTGTATAAAATATCTGTAATACAGGTTTTATCTAAAGGTATGGATGGATCTTGAATACACAACCATATTATGATGAACATTTTCAAGTTTAATCACCATTCAAATACTTTTCTATCCAGATAATTTTTTCTTTAATTACTGCTATATCTTGTTGTATTTCATTAACTGTTTCTGCTTTTCTTTCTACAGCTTCTAGTCTTTCTGACCACATTCCCCATGTCATTCCAATACTCACAAGAATGACAATATAGGGTAAAATTGTTTTTATATCTAAATTCATTTTGATTTAATATTTATATTCCATCTAACTTTACTTGTGCCTGTTTGTCAAATGCTTCTGTGATTTCTTTATCTTTCAGATATTTGTCTACATATTCTGCTTTTGCTTTTTGCATTAATGCAACTTCATCAATAGTCATGTTAGAAATTTTAGAATTAAGTTGTTGGTTTTTTTCTGCCCAATTATCAAGTCTTTCTAAATATAGTTTCTCTCTAATCTTTGCTTCATTTAATTCTTCTCTTGCTTCTCTAAGTTCTTGTTTTGCTTTTTTAAGGTTTAGTTTTAATTCTTCTGAAGTAGCCATTATTTAGTACCTGCCAATGGATTAGATAATGCTTTTTTAATATTAATATCTAGTTCTTCTTCTAATTGTTTTAAATCTTGATGTAATTGTCTATCCATCTCTTTGACTGATGTTTCTACATCTTTAATAATTCTGTCTTGTAATCTAATATCTGATTTCATAGTTTTGATATCATCTCTTAAATCATTTTTTAATGAAGTGGCTACATCATTTACAAGAGTAACTTCTTCTAAAACCATTGAAACTTCTGATTTTAATACTGCTAATTGTTCATCATAAGCAGATAAATCTGGTGCTGTGTAGGATTGTATTTTTGCCTTCATGTCAAGATAATCTTGATAAAAAGTAAAACCTGTCCAAGCCGCACCACCTAAAGTACCTAATAAAGACAATATAATGAAGATTTTCCCACCCTTCATTGAAATTCCCTTATAAGCTACTTCCATTGACTATCTACCATTTCATTTATCATTCCGTAATCCATATATTCTAATATACCTGCTTGATAATCTATTATCACATTTTGATCTTGTAGACCAACATCTTTATAAAATGCACCATCAATTATTTGTTTTTGTAAATAACTATCAAAACTAGTATCAGCTAGTATTACCATTAAAGCTAGAGTTGTTGTTTGTGCTTCTGTACTCATTTTATCTTTTTGACTAGCCATCAATTTATTAGCAATCTTTTGTTTTATTTCAGCAGGTGTAATTTCTTCCTGTTCTTCTTCTACTTCTTCTGGTGCTTCTTCTACAACTTCTTCTACTATTTCTTCTTGTACTTCCTCTTGTACTTCTTCAGATATTTCTTCTGTGATTTCTTCTGGAGTTTCTTCTATTATTTCTTCTATAACTTCTGGCTCTGGTATATCTTCCATTTCTGGCATTTCATCTAATAATTGTTCTTCAAATTCTGCTTGTATCTCTAATTGTATTTCTTCTACTTCAACCATTTCTATCTCTATAGGTGCTTGTTCAACAGGTGCAAAATCAAATTCAAATGTTAAATCATCTTGGAAAAAATCTTCTATCACTACTTCAAAAGATACTTCTTCGAATTCTATTTCTTCAAAAACAATGTCATTAACAATATCTGTAATTATATCAGTTATCATTTCAACAGTTTGATATTGAACGGAAAGAAAAGGATTACTTATAATTCCACCATAATAACCATTCGTATATCCTGCATCTACTGACCAAATATCAATTTGAAAAGAAACATCTTCATAAAAGTTTGGATCTAGTGTTGCTAAATATTCATAAGTTTGCTGACCTTGATAATCCATTTCTACTGTGTGTTCATGGGTTTTAAATATAGTTCCGTTTTGATCTGATAGATTTAATGTAATAGAAAAATAATCTTTGCAATCTCCATTGGTATCAACACAAGATAAAACATTAGTATTGGATACATGACTCTCTATTGTTGAGCCATATGTATAGTCAAATCCTTGTTGTATTTCATCAATAGATAAACCTTGATTTATAAGTGAGTATTGCTCGCTAACAATCTTTCCACCATCATTTTCATTATATCCACCACCAATACTAGAACTACCTGTGCAAACTTCACCATCTTCTAAAGTTCCAGAATAACTACATTGTGTGGTTGATGCTTTATCTTCTAAAGTCCATTCATCAGCAGGATCTAGGATATTACCTGTGGTTAGATCTTCAGCTTTAGAGTATGAGAAGCATACTAAGAGCAATAAGACCAAAATCTTTGATAGCATCCCATTCTCCTTCTTTGGTTTTACTTACTTGCTTGACTGCATTTTTAGGAAATATTTTTGAGTCCTCTGGTATTAAATGTTGATTTTCTTCTTTGAGCCATTCTTCTTTTGCTTCAATACCAATCTTAGAATTAATTGGTGGGTAAGTTCCTGCTAACCAAAGAGCATCAAAAACTCTAGCATCATTTTGTGCCAAGATAGAAACAGAAGCTACTTTTAATCCTAGTGAAGCCAATGCCTTAGATAAGCGAATATTCTGACAAAACTCTGAGTCATAGACACTCCCTGCACTAATTCCAATAACAGTAGATTGAACTGCACCACTAACAGGTACTACACATAAATCTGATTGTGCATTAACACTTGGTGATATTGCTGAAGGTGGGGTTTTGTCAATAGTTACAGTTCCACTTGATACTGTATTTGTGTCTGCTGAATATGACTTAGGTAAAAATAAAACAAATGATATCAGTAAAGCTGATATAAAATAAATATACCAATCATTTTTCATCTCGCAGTAGTCGGCACTCCTTTACTACTTACTAGTGGATGTTCTGCGAATGCTAAGTAGATGTAAGATGCACCACTACCATTGACTGCATTACCTGTTTCTCTTAAT